TCCATAGTTCTCTTTTCTTTTTCGGTTTCGCCCCCATAGTGTGGCAAGTAGTACTTCTCTTCGTCGTTTGTCTAGATTGGTTTTCTGGGCAGGCGGGCCACTCGATCACGGAATGCGGAAAATTTGCACGAGGTGCGGGCTAACGCGCACGAAATGCGGGATCACGAGGGGATCGAGAAAAAGTTATCGAGTAGCGTACCCACCACCACCACCACCAAGGAGCAAGCAAGATGCCTAAACCTAAGCCACCTGAGACCATTGATACCTGCGATCTGTTCGCAAATTCCCTTCCGCTGGAGTTGATCGGTCCGGCGCTCGCCGCGCTGGCCAATCTTGGCATTACGAATGTCGGCTACAGGCTGAACACCCACGAACTGCGGTTCAAGAACCGCAAGACGCATGAGGTCAGCGCGGAAGATTTTGCCGCCGAATTCGTCAAGGAGAACGCGCGGTTCAAGTCGGCAGACATGGTCGCGCATTTCAAAGCGGCTGGCCGCGAGCCAAGTTCGGCTTATTACGGCATCAAGAAATTGGCCGACGCGAATGTGGTCCGAAAGAGCGTGGGCGGTGAATTCGTCCGCGTCGAGGCGCTGCCAGCACCAGAGCCGAAGGAGACGAAGCGCGGCAGCAACAGCAAACCCTATGATGTGTCGAACAAGGTGCTGATCGCGAGGGCCATCAAGGGACGGAAGCACATCACGGTTGTCGAGCTGCGCGAGCTGTTCGCGCGCGAGAAGCGCCCTGAGAAATCGATCAGCCCGATCCTGTCAATGATGGTGAAGGCCAAGGAGATCAAGCAGACTGGTGTCGGCCAGTACGATGTGCTGACGAAGCCGAAGTCTGAGAAAACCGCCACCGCTGCCGCCATGACGAACGGCATGACCAACGGCAACGGAGCTGCAGCACATGGCTAAAAAAGCGAAAGCGAACGGACACGGCAAACCCGGCCACAACCGCCGGAGCGGAACGATCAGGCTCTACAGAAAAATCATCGAGCATGATCACGATCCAGACATGGACGAGATTGTCAGTGTCATCGCCAAGGAAGGTCTGACCGTCAGCCAAGCCGCGATGCTGTCGGGCGTCGGCAATTCGACCATCGCCAACTGGCAGGCGAAAAAGACCAAGCGCCCGCAGCACCTCACCATGAAAGCCACGCTCGCGGGCATGGGTTACGGGTTCACCATCCAGCAGGTCGAGAAGATGGACTACAAGACCGAGATGGCGAAGGCGGAACGCTGGCAAGAGAAGCGCGAAGCCGACCGCAATCAGCAAAAAAAATAAGCTGAGCTTGCTCCGGGTTCCGGTCGATCAGGAACCTTTTGACGCGGACCAGATAGTGCCGGTCCCCGGAGCAAGACCAATTTGGCTAGAGAGGCGAAGGCATGAGAGACAAGGACTTCATTGACAAACTGAATTTTCTCGGAAGAGAAGCCGACCGCCTGTTCAATGGCGGTTGCGATATGCCGATAGAGGAGCGCAAAGCTGGATTTGCGCTGATTGCTTTCTCTCTCGAAGACGATAGTCCCGTTGAGATCACGACCAACCTAACCGGAGCTGGGATGGTTGACCTTATCGATAAGCTGAAGGACTGGCTTCCGGAAATCTTTGGGAGGCACAATGGCTGATCGAGCATTTCTGGAACGTCTGTCGCGCGAGCTGGCGGATCAGGGTAGGCTGATCGAGGCTGGCTGGGTCGGCTATCGGCTGATGGTGATGTCGCCTACCGCGCCGCCGATCCAGCTTGACGAGTGCAGGCTGGCGTTCATGGCGGGATCGCAGCATCTGTTCTCCAGCCTCATGAACATCCTCGATCCCGGTGCGGAGCCGACCGATGCCGATCTGCGCAAGATGGACCTGATCGAGCTGGAGCTGCTGAAGTTCGCCGAAGAGTTTGAACTGAGGGCAGTTAGGACGAAGGGATCGGCATGACCGACGAAGAGCTGCTAGAGCGCATCACCGTGCTGACCGTGCAGGGTCACACCGCGATGAAGGCTGGCGACATGGCAACCGCCAAGCGCTGTCACGACGAGATGTCCGAGCTTTTGCTGGAACACTACGGGCCGAGCGAATTCGAAGGTGACCCGACGATGGAGATGATCGACCGTCTCAGGCGGGTGTTCACGTTGTTGGGCAAGGTGCCGCTGCAATGAAGCGGTGAGCGGCGGGCGCTTGCAGTCGCCCCGACAGTTTGAAGCACGTCAATTCGTGCTGCCGCTCGCCTCTCCGCGCTGGACGATGCGGAGCCTTTAATCCCTGTACGGGAAGATGACCTCGACCACGTCGTCTGTCCGAATGCCGAGATCGTCCATCAAGCCGGGGCTGATGTCGGCGACCCGGTCAGTGTTCTCATGCGGTCCCCAGTCGGCGGGGAATGCCTTCATCTCAATGCCAGTCGCCAGCGCCCGCACCAGCGCCACGTCTTCCAGCAGCGACGGCTTCGGCGTCTTGGCGTAGTCCCACCGACACGCGACATAATGGATGTAAGGATTAAGTCGCCGAGCCAGCCCGGTTGTTCCGGCGGGCTGCGAAGGCAGGAATAGATGCGGTGCTTGGTCAACCTTGCTGATGAACGCCAAGCCCTCGCTCGCTGACACGCCCGTATCATCTGGACCTCCAAACTGCGAGACCTTGCCGGTGACATGCAGCGCCTCGCCCGGCTGCGGCGGTAGTGTCACCTCGTCGCCCTCGTCAGCGCCGCCCAGCACGTCGGCGATGGCATCGCAGATACCTTCAAAGTTCACTGCGTATTGATCGGCATCCGCCTCGCTGTCCACAAAGCAGACCTCGATCAGGATGGACGGCATCTTGGTCGAGTTCAGGAAGAACAGATCGGTGCGCTTCTTGGCCCCGCGATTGAGAAACCCGCCAGCTTGGGCGATTGCGCCGGACACCTGACCGGCAAGCGCATTCTGCGTCACGTACAGCACCTCGACGCCCATCGGCTTGGTGGTCTCGACATAGGCGTTGAAGTGGACCGACACGTCGAGGTCGCGCGTCTGCTTGTTGTGGTAGTTGACGATGGTGTTGAGGTTTTCGTTCTGGCTCTTGCTGGTGTCGTCGTGAAAGACCTTCACCTCAACGCCGCGATTGCGCAGTTCGGTGGCGACCTGCTCGACCACCTTGCGCGCTTCGTTCACTTCATCGAGCACGCCGCTGGCACCGCGAACATGCTTGCCGTGGCCGGAAGATATAACGATGCGCTCATAGCTCATGGCTCGCTCCTTTTCACCGGGTGATCCTGTTGCGACCTGACGGTGACGCAATTGCGCGCGAGATCGCCGAGCAGAATGTCCTTGCGTTCGGCCTGAGTTTTAAGCGAGTGCAGCACAAAGACCATGAACGCGATGAACAGCACGTTGATGACGATCAGCGCCAGCGCCAGCGGCTGCTCTTTCAGCCCCTCGACAACGCCGCTTGCGACCTTGCCGCCTTCCTCTGAAATGCCCATGGGTTAGCACCCTCGACAGACTTGTGGATCGAACGGCTCGACCGGCGGCAACGGGTCGATTTGGCTCTGTCGCCTATCGCCCGAAAAAGTGCGGGGCGCTAACCCCACCTCCGATAACAGACAATAGCCACGTGACGATGACGATCAGGCAGAGCAGACCGACCACGATCTTGCCCCACTTGAGCACTTCGCCAGAGATCGCGATGCCCATCCAGCCCAGCACCCAGAGGATGACAAAGGCGACGAGGATGATGATCGCGCAATAGAGCGCGACGTTGAGAAACCCGAGCAGAATTGCTGCTGCACTCATGACGGTACTCCTGCCCTGATCCGCTGGGCTTCATCCACATACGACTGGTACGGCGAGAAATCAGTGATCGGCGCAATCGGCGTCGCGTCGGAATATTCAACTGTGCCAGTGTCGTCGTCGTACCACTGCACAATGGCAATGTTGCTTGCCACCAAGGCAGAGCAGTCTGCTTTGTTGGTCAGGTGCTCAATGAAGATAAGATCATCCTTTGCGATAATGGTAACGCGCATCGCTCAATTCTCCCTCTCAGTGTGGCTGATCTTGCGCGGCCAGCGCTTCCTGAAACGCGGCGTTCATCACCGCGTTGTACGCCTCGGCTTTTGCCTTCAGCATCGACATGAAGTCCGCTTCCGTCATCGGCGGCTTGCCCTCCAGCGCGAGGGTGCGGTTCTCATGATCGAACATCACCTGCTGGTCCGGCGTCAGCATCTCTGGCGGTTCGAACACAACAGGCGGCGGCGGCGGATCAGGCAGCGGCGGTGGTTCCGGTTCTGGAATTGGCACCGCGTTATCGACATAGCTCTGGTACGGCGTGAACTCGGTGATCACCTCGTTCGGCTTGCTGTGCCCGACGAACTCCAGCTCGCCGATGTCGTCGCGCCATTGCACTGCACTGATGCCCTGCGCAAACAGTGCGGCGCAATCGGTCAGCCCTGCCGTGCCGTCGATCGTGATCACATCGTCAATTGCGTTGATTGATACCCGCATCGATCAGTCTCCGTTGTGCGCCCGCTGCCGCTTCCCCGACCGCATCGATCACGCCCTTGACCATGCCGTTGCGGAACGTCTCCACCGCAGCGCCGGTCTGCCGCTGCACCTGTGAGTTCTCGACCAGTAGCATCGGCAATAACGCGATGGCGCAGCGCCAGTCGTCAATCATCTCTTCGCTCTGCGGGTTCTTGCCGCGCACCAGCGTCCACCACGGGCATTTGTGGCACACGGTCGAGGTGTCAACCTTGTGCAGCGGACAGATCGCGCCTTCATCAGCATGCGGAATTTTCACCATCAGTTTTTACTCGCAAGGATCACATCGATGTACTGGATCGCCATCGTGATCGAATGGTTGTGTCCGCCGCCGCCAGTGTTGGAGCTGTTGACGCCGATATTGTTGCCGCCAGCGCAATATTGGATTTGATTGATGGCACCATTAACGCCCGTATAGGACGCATAGTATATGCCGCCAGTTGGTGACACTTGCACTTGCCCCCAATTTGCGCCGCCTCCATTGACAAAGGGAAACATGGCAGTAGTCGCCCCGCCCGGATAAACCTGAATGGCGTTGTTGGCTTGGGATGCGATGTTGGCCGGGATTTCGCCCACCGTCAGCGTGTGATTGCCGACCACCGTCTGCGCCATCACCGACGAGAACGAATTGGTGCCGCCTGCCACGCCGCCGTTGCCGGAGACGACGCGAAGCGCCTTGTCGTTCTGCGTCGTCAGCTTGGTCCAGCCGGTCGGCGCTGATGCCTGATAGAACAGCATCACCGTGCCGGATGGGAATGCCGCGTTGTCGGCATAGGCTTTGTCGGCGGCATCGGTCGGAGCGACGGGAGGACCAGACAGCGTCAGCGCGGCGGCCATTGGCGTCGAGCCATCGGTATAGACCGGCGTCTTGCCGCCTGTCGGCGCTCCGATGGTCGTCCACTTCTCGCCGTCCCATGTGTAGACCGGCATGCCGCCGACCGCTGGCTGGGGCCACTTTTGTCCGACTGTCGGCGCGCTGGGGAAATCGAATGCTGCCATCAGTAATACTCATCGATGATGATCATGCCCGCGCCGCCGAGACCTCCAAGGAAGTTTGCTCCTGTCCCACCGATGCCTCCGGCCCCGACCACCCAAGCATAGGGACCGACAGGATTGAGGATCAGCTTTTCGCAATAACCACCCGTTGATCCACCAGCCCCGGAACAATTGTTAGCAGCCTGATACCAAGCCCCGGCACCGCCGCCGCCAGAACCCGGACCATTCGCGGCATTTCCAGTGCCGCCGAGAACGCTTGTGCCGCCGCCGCCGAAGATGCTCGAACCGCCATTGCCACCAAGCAATTGACAAGACCCCGCAGTGATCATTTGCTGACCGGCACCGCCCGACGCACCGCCGATGTTGATGTCGCCGCCGCTCGCGCTGCCTCCAGAAGGAGGGCTGACAGCATTGGTGGGATGAATAGTGCCGCCGTTCGCAATGAGATTTGGTCCAAATGTCGTATTGCCGCCAGCCGTCCCATGCGGACCCGTGTTGATATTGCCATCTGTTGAATTGCCTTGGCCGCCAGAACCGCCGCCGACCATGCGGACGTTGATCGCCACGCAGCCTGCTGGCGGATTGTAGTTGCCCGAACCGGCACCTTGATAAACGGTGCGCGTGCGCAGCGTAGACGCCGCGCTGACATTGCGGCGCGCCTGCGTCTGCTGCGCCGCCGAGAGGCTTTGCGCGGCGTCGTAATGCACGCCGGGGAATGCATCGACATACTGCTTCGGCGCGGCCTGCAAGTCCGCAGCCGGATTGGCCGCCAGCACCAGCGGACCCGTCATGGTGTCGCCAGCCTTGGCAACGAAGGTGGTGACATCCGGCTGCGGACACGCGATCACCCACTGCGTCGAGGTGCCGTCATTGTATCTGACGTAAAGCAGTCCGGTGTCGCTCTCCCACCAGATCGTATTGTCAGGCACGCCAACCGGCGCGGTGTCGGAGATGACGACGGTGCTGGCACCGACCGGACCCGGAATGCCCTGAATGCCCTGATCGCCCTGATCGCCCTTCTGCCCTTGCGGCCCGATCAGCGAAGTCCCGGCAGGCCACACGCCAGCCTTGGGACCGAACATGAAATGCGTGGTGGTGTTGATGTAGAAATCGCCGTTGACACCTTCAGAGATCGGATCGGTCGCGCCGTACAAAACTGTATTGCCATCGACACCCGGATTACCCTGCGGACCCGGAATACCCTGCGGACCTTGCGGACCCGGCACTGTCGAAGCTGCGCCCTGCGGTCCTTGCGGGCCGATCGGCCCGATCGGCCCCGTTGCACCTTGCGGTCCAATCAGCGACGTACCAGCAGGCCACACGCCACCGGATTTTGGCCCATAGATAAAATGCGTCGCCGTGTTGATGTAGAAATCGCCGTTATTTCCGATGCTGCTGTTCGGCGGCGATGCTCCGTACAGCACGCTGGTGCCGGGAGGACCGACCGGCCCCGGCACGGTTGACGCCGGGCCGGGCGGTCCCGGCGGTCCCGGCGGTCCCTGATCGCCGACACTAATCGTTTCGATGGCGTCCTGCGCGACCACGACGACCGGCGTTTGACCATCGGCGACCGTGGTGGCAGGACCGTTGATGATTTCGATCTTGCTCATCGTGCCGCGCCAGGATTGTTGGTGAATGTGCCGGTCCAGACGCTGCGCTTGTAGCCGCCAGCCGACATGACATTCGAATGGTCAAAGTCGCCAAGCCCCAATCGCTCCAGCGTCGCCTGCGCGATGCGCACCGAGAACATGCCGTTGACCGGATCGACCAGAACCATCTCGCCGGTATCAGTGCCGAGCCGTAGCACCGCCGCTTCATCCTTGGCGTGACGGCGCAGCATCATCACCATCGACACTCCAGTAATGTCGATGGGGACGCCGCTGACGGTCTGATACCCAAACACGCAGTAGAAGTCCGCGTCGTTATCAACCGTGATGTTGACGATGGCCATGGGCGTCGGTCTCTTCGCTAGATGATCTGGCCGCCTGTCTGGAGCGAGCCAGCGGCATTGCCGGGAAGGTTGTTTATTCCATAGCCGAAGGTGTCGATGATGCCGTTCATGTTGGCGTTGTATTTCGACCCGGAGACATTCCCGGCCCCGGTGATCGAGGCCCAGAACGGCGAGCACACTCCCAGCTCGCTCGCGACCGCGAACGCGGACGCAAAGTTCACGCCGCCCTGAATGACCAGCGCTGGCCGATTGAACTGGTTGGAGCCAATCAGGCCGTTCAGGCTTGCGCAGATATGGCCTGCGCAGCTTGCTCCGGTCTCGATCGTGACGGTGCCGCCATCGATAATTACCGCAGCCCCGGCAATGCCGGACGATAGATGATAGCGAGAGCACGGGCCAAAGTGGACGTTCCTGATGGCCGTGCGGCCACCGTTCGATGCGAACCCGTCAAGGCAACCGTTCCCGGTCGAGAACCGGAAGCCTTCAATGTCGTAATTGCCGTTTGTTTGAAAGACGGCGCACTGGCTGGCCCCGTTCGCCGTCAGCATGACGTTTTGCGGAGCTGCCGGATTGCCCCTGAAATAGACCGTGCCGACCCCGTTGGTTGGTCCCAATGTGGTGTTGTTGTACAGACCGTCCGCGACGTGAACGATCTGGCTGTAGCCGTTCATATTGTACTTTTGAGTTTCAGTGTGCGCGCGTTGCAGCGTGGCGAACGGCCCCACCGTTGCGCTCACGACAGTCGCAGATGTCCCGTCATAGTTGGCATCGTTGCCGGTGGTGCCGTTGACATACCAATCGGCATTCTTCTGCAAGATCGCGGCAGCACCAACGCGCCTTGTCGATCCGGCGACGATCAGCCATTCGGTGCCGTCAAAGAACAGCAACAGCCATGAAGTCGGCAGCACATCGCCGACCGCGACCGCCGACAAATCCATGTACGTCACTGGCGCGAACGCGCTGCCGTTGACGCTGAAGACGGTGCCGCCGGGGACAGAAGCAAAGCCGGGTTGAAACCAAATCGTCGTGCCAGCGGGCGGCGGCATCGTTGGCAGTGCCGGGATAGTCGCGCTCCATTGTGACGCATTGCCGCCGTTGTTCGACATTTTGAAGTAGTTGAAGACATCGGCGATCTGCACCGCCTTCTTGACCTGCGCAAGATCGCCATTGGCCGGGTTCAAACCTGCCGCCGCAATGAGCGCGACCAACTCGCGCTGCGGATACTCAATCGAGGCCGCAGGCGGGATCGACCCCATCGTGCCGGTCGATGGATTGCCGTTGACGTAGGCGGCATTCGGATCAGAAACGCCGTAGGGCTGATTGTACTGCATCTCACATACGCTCCCCGTTCATGGTGTTCCGGCCATGTCGCCGCCGCTCTGCAGGCCGGAATAGTCGAAGATGATTTCGGTGTGCGCTGGCTTCCAGCGATTGAGCAGGCACTCAAGATCGTCGGCGATGCCGATGCGCAGGTGAGGATCAACACCGCACTGGCCTGACGTGACGCGAAACCACGTCAGGCTCGCGGTCGCGACATGCACGGTCCAATAGTAGCGGTTCTCCAGTGGCCCCAGCCCGTAGTTCGGCCACTCCGACAACTCGCCGTCGAGAACCGGCGCGTCGCCGCGCGCGCCCATGATCTTCTGGCCCCACTGATTGCGCATCGGATCGGGCGGCAGCGCGCCAATGGTGCGACAGTCGCCGCAGCCGTCCATTGCGATGAAGAACGGGCGATATTCGGTGATGGTGATCGTGTAGCCGATCATCGCGGCTGCATCGATGAAGAACTGGCGCGACTGCCCGCCTTCCAGCGTCATGCGCATCACCAGCGCGAGCTGACGCTGCGCGATGCTCTGAGGTGCGGAGTAGCAGGGATCGGGCAGGCCCCAGTTGCGCTCCCAGTCCGGCAGCAGCTCGATCGTCGTTCTTGGATCGCTTTCCATCTCCAGCAATTTGCTGGCGCGGATTTCGAAGTCGCCCCAGATGCGCGTCAGCCCGCGCACCACCAGCATCAGCACGCCGTCCCAGTCGCGCGGCCACGCCTGACCGAGCGGCAGCAGCGCCTGCATCGCGTCGGCATAGTCCTCGCCGGTTCTGGTGACGTGTTGATCAGGCATAGAGCACCGTCCCAAGAGCTGGCATGTAGCCGGGCGCTGGCATCTCGGTTGTCTGGAAGGTCAGTTCGTGCGTCTCTTCGCCGACTGCCTGACTGATCGCCTCATCGACCCATGATCGGTACATGGTCTGGCCCGGCTTCGAGCGTGCGAACTCCATGTCCTTGATCGAGGTCTCGATGCGGGCGCGAACGGTCGGGTCGTCGGTGGTCAGGTTGCTGATGGTGATGTCGTAGAAGAACAGGATCGGTGCCATCACGAAGCAGTCCTTCACTGTGACGGGCCGCTTGCTGTCGATGTAGTCGGACACGACCAGAATGTCGGCTTCGGTCGGCAGGCCGTAATTGTCGCCGTGCAGATCATCCATCAGGAAGCGCACCGTCATGGTGCCGGGTCCGATCTCGCAGGCCGCCCATGCGCGCGTGACGCCGGGGCAGGCGAGCGCCCACGCTTCATAGTCCGCGAGGTCGCCGCCCATCGGCGGGTTCTGAATTCGAAACAGGATGCGCTCGCGGAGCTGGTCGTCGGTCTCGGTGTCGATGCCGCCGGTCATGTCGCCAAGCAATGTTGCGGTATCGACGCCGTCGATGGCCGGGTTAAGCGACATGGCGTCACCGTCCGGCAGATTTCCGACGCTGCCCGCCGTCAGCGCCACCGCGTCTGCGGTGCCGAAGCCGCCGCTTCCAATCTCGCCCGCCGCGACGGTCTGATACTGCACGTTGTTGCCGCCGGTCAGCAGCGTGCCGATCGGGATGATCGCGCCGGAAGCGCCGCTCGCGTTGACGAATTCTATTGTGCCGTGCGCGTAGGTCGCGGCCTTGCGTCCCTTGGAGCCGTCCGCATTGGTCAGCCAGATCACACCGTGGCGATCCAGCCATTCCTTCTCTGCGGTGTCCGGCATCAATTGCTTGGCGAGCCAGTCGAGGTAGAGATAGGCGAGGTTCGCCAGCCCCGACATCGCGTCGCTCATGATGCGCAGCGCCGAATTCGGGATCATCACCTTCGCGCCGAGCTGCGACAGCACATAGTCGCGCGTCATGCGGCGGGTGTCTCGCAGGGTTGGCGTCGTCCAAGGCATTGCTATCTCCCCAGCTCGTCCCACAATTCGCTGTACAGAAGCTCGATTGCCGGTGTGGGTCCGCGATAGATTTTCACCCCGACATCGATGCGATTGGTGCCAATCTGCTCCGGCAGAACATCGATGCGGGATGCGATCAGCCGCTGCGTGAATGGCTTCATCGCATCGCGGGTCCAGCCCTCGGCTCGCGACAATGTCGAGCCTTCACGCGCCAGCGGCCCCGTCAGCTTGGCGCGCGAGAGCAGCCACAGCAGGCAGCCGACCGGCCAGCCCTGCCAGATCAGGTCCGCGTCAAGGTCTCCCCACCAGCCCCGGCGATCGGTCGCATCCGGGTCCGGCAGCTCCTCGCTGACAGGTGCAAGCGCGTCTGTGCCGAGCGCGATGATGACCGCCGTTTGCAGGTCGTAACCGTCCGCGATCAAGTTCTGATCGGTCATCAGCCAATCGAGCTGCACGGCATAGGCCGGGAAGTCGAGCTGCTGCAGATATCGGATGTCGCTTGCCATGCTACGGCTCCGCATCTTCGCTTGTCGGCGGTCCCGGCTTCGGCGCGTTGATCGTCACCGCGTCGCTGCCGCTGGGATCAGAGGTCATGCCCTTGCCGCCGTTGACGCCATAGACCGGATGCTGTGCGCTATCGGTGCCCAGCTTCACCTTGCCGATGAAACACCACGTCGCGCTGGCCTTGTCGTAATAGCCGACCACGGTGTCGCCGCTATAGAACTCGATCTTGTTTTTGGTGACGCGAACCTCATGGTTCACCGTCTCGCCTTCGTGCTGGTAGTCCTGCTGGCTCTGACCGCTGCCGCCCGTGCTGTCGCGCGAGCTGGCCCCACCACCGCCGCCGCTTCCCGACGAGCCGCCGCCGCTCTGTCCCGGTCGCTGTTGCTTCTTCTTCATGACGTGGCGCAGCGAGACCATGCGCTCCGTGTTCTGCTGCTGGCTGCCATCCGCCGCCCGCGTGCTCGCGCCGCCATTGCCGCTGCCTTGCTCATCATCCAGCGACAACAGGAACAGCCCGGTCCTGCGCAGCAAGGTCATCTGCCCGATGTCGTCATATTGCGCGTTCTCGCCCGCCTTCAGGCCCATCGGGCGATGCCTGCGATCGTCAACCGCGATCACCACCGGATGATTGCGCTGGCCGCCGACAAACACCGCGATGCCTTCCGCCGCCGGTCCCTTGTCCTGATCGGCGCCACCGCTCGCTCCACCAGCACCACCGCCGCTGCCACCCTGCTGTTGCTGCTGGTCGCGCGGCAGCGGCATTGAGGTGAAGCCGAAATGCTGAATGCGCTCCACAATTCCGCGCCCGTCGCCAAACATCCCGTCAAACGAAAGCTCCTGCATCATCGGGTTGTCGTTCGCCTTGTTCAGCGTCAGCCGCACGATCTGGTGCATCGCGCGACCAGCGGTTTCGAGGAGGGAGTTCCGGTGCATGTCGAGCCTCTCAACTAAAATTGGGTTTGCCGCCCATGTGGCGCGGATCGACCATCGTCAGCGTCGTCGTGCTTCCGGCGTCGCTCTGCTCGTAGACACAGCCCTTGCAGCCCAGCGTTTGGTCGAGGATCAGCGACGGCGACCTGACGTGGTAATATTCGCCAGCCTTCCAGAGGTCGTTGCTCTGGCTGTAGTCCTTGAACCAGCCCTGCACGGTGATCTGCGCTTCAATCTCGGTCGCGTCGGTGAACTTCTTCTCCATCTGCAATCGCTGCTGGATGCCGTGCGGGATGTCGGCGATGTCGCCCAAGATCACCAGATACCTGTTGCGCTGATGCGGGCCGGGGTCGTAGGCGATCTGCTTGTTCGCCTTGTCCATGTTGCTCTGGTCGCTGCCGCTGTCCTGACCGATCCCGTACTTGTGCTTGTAGACCCACTGGTCGCGGACGACGCAGTTCGCGCGCAGGATGTTCTGCCCCTCGATCAGATAGCCGTTGGTCTCCGCGCTGTGATCGCCGATGGCGAGGATGCCGCCCTGCGGGCGCGATCCCAAGATGATGTTTCGGTGCTTGGCGTACCTATCCAGCGTGTTCCAGATGGTCTCGCCGGGATTGACCTGAATTTGCTTGATCGGCGTATTGTCCACGTCGCCCTGCAGCGTCACCTTGATGCCGAGATGCGCGGTCAGATCATTCGCCAGTTGTTGCCACGTCTTGCCGTCATGGTTGCCCAGCTTGTCAGGTGGCACCGATGTGGTCGTCACATCGATGGTGTCGCCAGTGCCGATCAGGCGCACGCCGTGCTGCTTCGCGTCGTAGCCGACATGCCGCTCGATGATGTAGCCGTAGACGACAAGCTGGCCGCCGATGAACACCCGCACGATGTCGCCCGGCACGAATTGCAATGCATCTACCTTCAGCGGGATTGGGCTCTCCTCGGTACATTCGAACTGGAATTTCGGAAACGGCTCCGTGTTCAACTGTTCGACGCGCACAGTTGTCCACTCGGAGAACAGCCAGCCATTGACTTCGAGAACGATGATTTCCTTGAAGCCGCTGGTCGGCCACGGTCGCGCCTCGGCTGGCGTGCCCGGTTGCTGTTCCGCCGCCGTGTTCTGGCCGGGCGTGACGGTCGAGGCCGGTCCATCGCCCGCGCCGGGATCGGTGGCTCCGGGGTTATCCGGCTCGACGGTGATCGGAGGGAGTTCGGTTGCCATGTCACACCGCCAGCATCTGGCCGACGCGCGGCATGAAAGCGGGATGCACTACCGAATTCTCGTTGATCAGCTCCTGATAGCGAGACGGGTTTGCATAGGCGAGCTGCGCCATCCGAAGCGCAGGCATCACCATCGAGTAGCTGTAGCTTATGACGCGCGGAAGCTGCCTGCCGCGATCGGCCAGTTGCTTCACCACGGTGCCATGCAGCGCGAGGATCGCCATGTAGGTGCCAGCATCGAGGTCGTCGGAAGCCACTTCCTCTGCTTGACTGAATGCGTCGTTAATCGACGTTGCGACCGCCTCGACCTGATCGCGCGAGACAAATGTCATCGTTGAAATGATGCGAGCCTCGCACGACAACGTCAGCCGCACGATGGCGAGCACCGTCGAGGTGCCGCCGGGATAGACCGGCGTCTCTGCCAGCGCCGCCTTGCGCACGCGGTCCATCGTCACCAGCGTTGCGTTGCCGTTGCGCGCCAGATCGAGAATGATCGCGAACGCGCTCGCGAAGGTCGCCGGATAGATCATGTTGTAATCGGCGATCATCATGCCGACGCAGCGACGCAGCGCACTCGCCAGATCAGGCGCGGGATTGACCGTGGTCGAAAGCACGACCGGCCCGATGCGCTGCACGATCCCCAGCAATTCTTCGGCTTCGTCAGAAGTCATGCTTCCTCACGGCAGGCTGGTTACGGTTGTGTCGGTGGTGACGTTGGCCGCCGCGCTCGCATACGGCTGCACTTGGCTTGCGGTGTCGGGCGCGGGCGGGCCGATCACCGAACTGTTGAGGTTCTGCGCGGAGTTCGCGACCTGTCCCGGCCCGTACTGCACAGGCCGATAAACCGGGTCGCCGTATTCCACGAAGCTCATCTCGACGGTGCAGAAGCCGCCTTTCTCGCGGCTCTCGCTGATGCTGTACTGCTGCACCATCACCTGAATGTCGGCCATCTGGTACGGCATCGGCAGCCGCAGCATGCCGGGGCCGTCCTGCTCCAGCGCGCTGATCAGGTTGTCCTTGAGCTGCAGATAGATCGGGCCAATCAGATAGCCCTGCACACTGACGGTCACGGCGCTGCGGCCCATGTCCTCGGCATAGGGAATGTTGCGCTTCGGGTACTGATGCAGCGCGACACGGCGTCCGCCGACCCGGCTGTCGGTATCGACATAGAAGATCGCACCGCGAAACATCGCCTGCTGAAACTTGTCGCGCCATGGATTGTGAACGTCCCTGATCTGGGTCATCGCCTATGGCCCCTGCGCAATCGCGCCGACCGGCGAGCTTGTCGGTTGCATCTGCTTGTAGTTCTGCACCGTGGTCTGCTGCCAAAGATCGCCGGACGAAGCGGCCTTCGTCTGCGCCGCCGTGCCGTTCGAATTGACCGTGAGGTGCACCTTGCCATCGACCTTGGTGCCGCCGTTCGCGGCGCTATCGACAGCGCTGTCGATGCGGCGATAGCTGATCGGCTTGTCGGTCGGGAAATTTTTCGAGGTGTAGCCCATCTGCGCCGCTGCGGCGGCGGTGATGTCGATGCCTCGCCCGGTTCTCGGGTTTGGACCGACATCGGTCTGCGGAAGGACCGCCTTCCGCCCGTCAGGCATAGTGACCTCATACATCTGACCAACCTTGCCGACGCCCTTCGGCAACGCGATGCCGGGCACCGAACTCTTCGGGCTGTTCGCTGGCTCGGACGGATCACGCCAGCCACCGGGTGCATTGCCGAACCATGACCCCTTGACGGTCTTGCCACCTTCGGATTTGCCGCCGCTCTGCGATGTCGCGATGTCTGTTGCCTTACCCGGTTCGACGCCGTTCCTGATCAGCGCTTGGCGCGCGTCCTCGACGGTCTTGACGCCGAAGTGCCCCTGATCGTTGTTTCGCCACTGGTTGCCGGAGACCAGACCCCACTTCGTGGCCAACTCATCCTCGGTGCCCGGCGGCAGCGAGACGCCGCGACCGGGGCGGCTGCGCACGCCGCGACCGATCTGGTTGATGTCGATCGCCGCGCCGATCGGGTGGCCGCTGGGATTGTGCGCGCGCTCGCCCAGCGTGCCGCTGTCCGGCCCGATGACGCCGCCTGACTTCTCATAATCGTTGATGAAGCCTTGGAAGTTCTGCGCGAAGCGGCCATCGACCTGAAACTTCTTGCCGCTCGCCGTCGTGACGGTGGCCAAGCCCGAACGCGCGATCGGCGTGCCCGCCGGGGCAGCGATGCCGCCAGCACCGCCGCGCGATCCGCCCGGCACACCTGCGCCACCTGTGTCGCCGATCACCTTGCCGGTGCCGGGATCGTAGACCTGCGGCGTGGTGCCCGCCGTGCCGCCGCCCGTACCCGGCGACAGGTTGGTGTAGCCACCGCCGCCGAAGCCAGCCGCGCCGGGAACGCGGCCCATGCCGCCGCCCGCCGCAGCGCCCGCGCTGCCTCCGAAGTTTGCATTTGTGAAGCCGCCAGCGCCGCTGCTGCCGCCCTCAATGTAGCTCTTGAAATCGACCAGCGCGGCAAAGACACCGTCCTTGACCATGCGCGAGCCTTCGCTCAATCCGCCGCCGAAACCATCGGTGAACGCGCTCGGGTGATACAGCCCGCCGCCGATGCGTGGGTTGACATTGTTTGGACGTAGGAAGGTGCCAGTGTCCGGCGCTTGCGGCGCGTGCGGTGCCCTGTAGCCCGATCGCGGGTTCAAGTTTGGCTGATTGTCGTAGCCGGGGATTATCTTGCCAAGCAAAGTGCCTTTGCCGTCCGGCCCGCGAGCAATCTTGTCCCAAGCAGCGTCAATCGCCTCGATCTTTTCGAGAACAGTGCCAAGCCCGTTAATCAATTTCGTTAGGCCGGGTGCCAGACCGCTGCCCACCTTGATGGAGAAGTTCTCCCACGCCTCGCCAAGCTGCACGATCGACTTGTGATATTCGACCAGCCTTTCCTGCTCCTCCTTTGTCAGCTCTTTCGTCCGCGCCTGCGCGGCAGCGACCGCATCCATGTAGTGCAGCACATCAGCGCTGCCGAACATGAGGCGCGACAGGTCTTTCGCGTCGGCGAGCCTTCCTTGCAAAAGCATCCGGCGCAGGCGGGCGAATGCGTTGTTCATCGCTGCCTGCGGGTCTTTCGCGCCAGCGATTGCCTCAACCAGATCACCAGCGCGATGAGCGTATAATTCCTGCCGCACCTCGCCGATGCGGCGCTTGAAGTCCTCGGCATTCTTGGCGAACGTCTGGAGCGCCGCCGATGCTTCTTCAGGCGTCGAGCCTGCCTCGGATGCGGCCTGCTGGAAGCCCCTGATCTGCCTGATGCTAAGGCCGATGTCGGCAGACAGGTTTTTCAGGCCGACGACGCGAGCGCTGACATCGTTCATGGTACGGATCACCGCACCGAAGGCCAGACCGACGCTTGCCGCGCCCAGTCCCAAGCCGCCCAAAGCCGGGACCACTTTCAGCACCTCGCCACCAAGCGAGCGCACGGCCTGCGTCATCTTGGTGAATTCGGTCGTCACCACCTTCGCGTTCGTGCCGCTGCGCTGCTGCACCATGCCGATTTCTCGGCCAAGCGCGCGAAGCTGAGCTAGGCTCTGCTCGGTGACTATTGTCGTCCTTAGCCGAAGGACTTCCTCGTTGGCCATGCTTGCCTCATTCCCGTGGCCGCTGCCGTTCGGCAACCTCCAGCAACCTGTCGGTCCAGTTTATGTGCTGTTGGACTTCATCCAGCGGCATCGCCAGAAACTCGCCGGGTGGGCGCGAATAGAATTTCGCAAGGCGATAGCAGTTTAGAACTGCATCGCCTGTGCGCCCGGCGGGAAAAAACCCATCAGCGCATGGGCGCAGGTGGACCAGTCCTCCGCGTCCAGTGCCTTGATCGTTGAAGGAGGGACCGTCGCCAGTCTCGCCATCATCGCGCCCATCACCGCTGGATTTGGCGTGACCTGCCCGGTCTCCCAGTTGATGTTGATCGGGTAGCCGTTGCCCATCTCCATGATGTCGCCGCCGGTCGGCCTGCGAAATTTCATCTGCTTGAGCATTTCGCCGTGGGCCTGCACCGGAGTGACGAGGTCGATGACGATCTCCTTCGGTCGCTCTTTCGGTTTCTCGGGAGCTGCCGCATCTGCAACCGGCTCCGTCTTTCGCGCTACCGCCTCCGTCATTGTTCGCGCTCCTACTGGACTTCGTCGCAGGACACGCCTTCGAACCGAATGCGGAACTGGCCGTCATGCGTGTTGATGTCGAGCGGCCCCTTGGTCCACGCATTGCGCAGCACATAGGTCTTGCCGTTGATGAGTTCGGCGGTGACCGTCGCGTTGACGACACCCTCCAGAAATTCCAGCGACACTTCCGGCAGCGTGCTCACGTCGCCCTCGATGTAGGGCACGCGCGGCAGCTCCTGATAGCCGTGGACGTAGTCCTGACCGGCGATGCCGGTGCGCTCGACCGGCGATCCCGACACCGTCAGATTGCCCTTCAGCGGATACTGGTTGCCGTCAACTTTCAGATACGCGGTGCCCGCGAACGGTCCTTGCGCCATTGTCCTCTCCAGTTCGGAATGGAACGATGGCAATCGTTTTCACCGCGCCAGCGGTGTGCTCAATGCTTGCTGCTTTCAAAACTTGAGTTGAGGCCGAAAACGTTCATCAATGCGCCTGCATCAATCTCAAACCGTTGGCGCAGATCGCAGCGCCGTCCTGCACCGCCACCTTCTGAAAGCAGGTGATCGCGGATAGCGGGCTGGCGTTGACGATCTGGATTTGATGCCGATTGAAATAGGGCACATAGACCCGGAAGTGCTCGGCCCATGTCGCCCAGTTCGTCGCGCTCTGCACCCGGCGCTTCTCTTGCGGCGCGCGGGATACTCCATCGTAGTCGAAGCCGAACAGCACGATCTGCTTGGCGCGCTTGTGGATGCAGATTTGCAGCGCCCCGAAGCCTGATGTGCCGCCGCCATAGATCACACCCGGATCGTCCGACACTTGCTGGCCGTCCATCCGCTTCAGGAACGTGATGTTCTTCGACGGCGGCGGTCCGGTCTTTTCGAGCTGATCTTCCGGCACCGCCCAGTAGACCCGGCTCTGCACGTTGACGAGCTTGTCGCGCCAGCACTTGTACTTCGGCATGTCGAGGCCGAAGCCCGCATCAGCCCATGGGATGTCGAAGATCGATCCCTTTACTGCGAGCACATGCGCGCCGCGCAGCGCCTCAAAGTTAAAATCCATCAGTGACGCGCCGCCGCCAATCACGGCCACTGGCCTGTCGTCCCAGAATGGCTTGTTGATCTTTCCGTAAATCTCCATCGCTCGCCTCTCTTATTAAAACGGCGCGCACCCGCCGTGCGCGCCGTCCGCCATCTATGCCCGCGCGTTAGGTTGCGATCGTGGTATCGACGCCTCGATCGTACTGAAGTCTGAATTGCGCCAGCACCGCGAAGACGCGCAATTGGTTGATCAGGTCCGGCGGGTACAGCACGTTGACGCGGTTCGGATCGTTCGGGTCGCGCTCCACGATCAGATTGGTCTTGAACGCAGTGGCGTTCTCGACGCGGCCCAAGAATTCATCCTGCCGATACTGCGCAATGAGTTCCGCCTTGATGATCTTCGGCGTGACGATCGCCTGACCAGCGCCGAACAGGGTGCCGTCGTCGGCGAGCTTGTGCCTCGGGAATTTCGTCGTGATGGCGTAACGCTGGCTTCGGAACAGCGCCGCCAATGTCGCCAGCGTCGGCACCAGTTCATAAGCGTCGTCACCCTGACCATAGAGATTGCGCTGGTATGTGGTGCTCTCTCGCTTGATCGATGGGACGCCATCCCCGTTGATGCTCTGCGTCGCGAGACCGACGCCCGCAAAATCGTTGAGCTGCCGCATCGTGAAGCGCTGATGCTTTGGCGCGGGCAGGCAACCATCCAGCGACAGCGTCTGCAACGGACGTGCCGGATCATTGACCAGCGCGCGCGCGGCCTTCGCGGTGTAGGCCGCCGCGAAGCACCACGGCGGTGTCGGGGAATTCGCCTCGATGCCAAGGATCGAGACCACGCCGGAATTGTTGTTCGGGCCGTACTGCAGAAGGTCCGCATAACCGACGCTGTCGCCAGCCGCCGCGACGCCGCGCTTTGCCGCGAAGATATGACCGTAAAGCTGGCGCAACCAACCCCAGCGCCCTAGATCGCTGAAGCCATATTCGCTTTCCAGCAAGGCCAGCGAGGTGCTGTCGGTATAACCTGTCGCGACATACTCATAGGCTTCGTCGCCGAGATTGGTGATTGCTGCGGAGATGTCCACCGTGCCGGTGCCGCCCGACAATTTGTTTCCGGTAGGCAAGGTGATGGCGAGACCAATCGGCACCTGCTCTGAGGCAAGGGTGCCGCCATAGGCCAACCGCACATCGAGGTCGTTGCCCTCGATGCCCTTCCATTTGCAGGTCAGATCGACTTCTGCGGCAGTGGCAACCGCAGTCACCGGCATCGATGGATCGGCGGTGATCGCCGCCGCGATGTTGGTCGCGGTCGTGTCGATCGCTTCTCCGGCGGCAACGAACACCTGCACACGGCGGCCTGCGACGTAGACCGGCAGCGTGCCAGCGGAAACCGCCGCAGCCGTCACCGTCAGCTTGCCGGTCGCGGCCACGCCCGCCGCCGCTTCTGCGATCGGGACTACCCAAAGCTCCTGCGCGAAATTGTTGCTGGTGAAGAAGTCCACCATGCCGTCGAGCATTGAGCCGTAGCCGAACAACTGCCGTGCGTCGGCCACCGATGGCACCGGCACCGGCACGTTCGGCTCCGCCGTGCCGCTCGCCAGCATGGTGCCGAAGATCAGCGAGATGAGATTTGAAGTCGGATAACCAGCCATGCTCGGGTCCACTTCGACCCAGTAGAGCGGCATTTTCCAGTTCGCAGGAATGCTGTTAAACGAGATGGGCATCGCCGTGGTCTCCTTCTTCAGTCGGAGGTGATGCGGGTGCGGCCCGCGTTGTTTCAATTTCGATATCCACTTCGAGCTGGGGCGTGCCAGCGTCGGCGTGTTCCTTGTCGGGGAATTGCGTGGTGATGCGGACGGATTTGAAATCGTCGGGGACGCGCGGATCGAAGTAACTGCGGAACTGCACGTTCATCTCGACGCGGATTTCGAACAGCGTTGTCTCGCCGATCTTGGCGTACTGCCCGACACGGTCCATTGCCGTGACGCCCTCCATCATCCTCGTGAAGCTCGGGTCACTAAGCAGGATGTCATCGACCGTGCTCATCCATTCTTCTAGGTCGCTGATCTGGTTCTGCTTGTCGGTTTCGACATGCACAGCGCCGGAAAACCCCAGTGTCAGGTCGTGAATGAATTTCGGCATCGTCTGGTTTGACTGCCCATCCGGCAAACGCCGTTCGCGCAGGATGTGAACGGCGAGCACCGGCAGATCGCCCGGCTGGACCTGAAGCATCGGCGTCTGTCGGTAGGTCTTGAATTGCGCGCCGAACCCGATTTGCAGCAACGACAGCGCCTTCTGCTGAAGCGTGATTGCGTAGTGGCTCATGACGGCGGCTCCTTCAGGCGCAACAGCAGAATGCCGCCGCCTTGGCCGTCCTCATCGAGGTCGCCGATCCAGAATTGCTTGCCGAATGCCGGATGCCGGATGTCGGTTATAGTGACGAAGTCGCCTTCATTCGGGTACGCGGCGAAGTCGGCGAGCCGGACTTCCAGCTTTGTCTGCTGGTCGGAGTAGATGGTGCCGTCCTGCATCTCGACATCGAGCGCGGTCGATGAGTAGACGCCGTTGGTATCGAATGCGGGCACGCCCGGTTGGCTCACGGTCGGCGTATAGCTGACCATGATCTGGAAAATGTCGCCTGCCGGTTTGAGTACCAACGCATCGAAGTCGATCATGCGCGCCCCTACGGAGTGGAGATTGCGATGGCGAGTTTGCAATCCTCTTTCTGCAGCACGGGAGCATCGCGCGTTCCAGATCGCACCTTGATGAAGGCGACGGTATGCGCCCACGACCTGCCGATAACGATGCCGCTTTTTGGTCTCGCCGTGATCGAGATTTCCCGGCCTTCGTCATCGAACAAATCGTTGTAGAGGTTGCCGTCCGAAGAGACCTGAAACGTCATCTGGTTCGGCATGTTGCCCGCGTTGTATTCTTGCGGAACGGTGATGCGGACGATCGTGCCAGCAGAGCAATCGACGCCATCCGAAAGCGCTTCACCCATCTTGATGGTTGGTCCGTCTACGATGACGAGTGGCATTGGTATCCTCCTGTGTTCGTCTCAAAAATGGATGCGGCGCAACCGACGCCGCACCAAGGCTGGGAGGTTAGCTGTGGCTACCGCGCTGCAGCGCCAGCGGACGGGTGCAGAAGTTGAGCGCGTTCATCTGCGTGTCGAGATGGATGCCTTTGTCGTTCGGCATCGGGTACTGCTTGACGTAGCGCGGCAGACCCATGGTGTTGACGGTCTCGATGTAGTCGGCGGGCGCGTACACCGTTGGGAACAACTGCGGCACGCCGGTCGGATAGAAATACGCGCTGTCGGTCTCGACCATCGGCGCGCCCTGTGCGTAGCCGCGATAGTTGGTCCACAGGATGCCGCCGAACGCGAATGATCCCCACGTCTGGCCGCCGGAGATGTACTGGCCGCGCAGCTCTGCTGCATCCATCATGTTGAGGTAGGTCTGGCGCACCTCTGCGCTCATGATCAGCGCGTCGAAGAAGCCATCGCCGCAGATCGCCTCGACACCGCTGAAGCCCTGACCATCCAGATTGTTGCCCATGGTGCGGATCACCGTCGCGCACGTCTGGCGAACCGCGCCGGTCCCGGCTCCGGTGAACACGAAGTTGATCGGTGCGGGCTGCACCAGTCCGTACTCGGTGAACAGGTTCAACGTCGAGCCATCGGCATAGGTGACGATGCCCTTGACCGCACCGACGCGGGCATGCTCCTGCGTGTACTCCAGCGACTGGCCGGAGGTCTGCATCCGCTCGCCGACTTTCGTCATCACCGCTTCGGTGCCGGTCTCCTGACCGAACGGACGCACGCCTTGCACTTCCTCGGCCATGACGGCGTCGTTGATTTCGAAATGCGGCACGCTCAGCATGCGCATCCCGCGCCGGGGCTTGGCGATCGTATGGCCGGGACCGCCGCGTGGTGACGGCGCGACCAGCGTCAGGATGTTGTTCTTCTCCTCGATCACCACCGACGTGGTTGGGATGCTGATTTCGTTGAACAGACCCCTGCCGGAAATGTAACCGGGGATGAAGATCAGTTTGTTGATGGCCAGTGATAGCGGCACCACACCGAAGGCATCGCCGCGAAAGATGTCGAGCATTTTCGTGATCCTTTGTTTAGCTGCCTGTCGGCGAGCGGTTGCTGGGGTTCGCTTGTTAGCGAACGACGATGCCGGTGAGAGCGAGGTTGGCGATGCCGAGTGCCTGTTCGGTCGTAATGATCGCGCCCCAGTTGATCAGCTTGCCGTTGACCTCGGCGTTGCGCGTGATGACTGCGATTTGCAGGCCAACGCCCGGCTGACTGGTGCCCGCGTAGATCGCCAGCGCGTTGCAATCCGCGCCAACCGCCGCCGGGACATAGGTCGCCGGAAGGGTGCTGGTTGCCGGTGCCGTCTTCTTCAGCGGCTGACCGATAACAATGGTCACCGGATCGGCGAGATAGGCATTGTCGCGCGAGAGCTGGCCGTTCGCCTCCGACAGAATGAATTCTGCGCTGTGCGCCTTCTCTGTTAGCGGCGGCCACTGCGGTCCGGTCGCTGCAAGCTGCTCGGGGCTTTCACCAGCCCTCGCATCGACACGATCGTGCTCAGCAGCCTGCGCGTCGCGATCGGGATCGGTGTGCGGATGTTTTGCCATGTCGGAAACTCCTCTCTCTCTGGTTACTTCTTGAAGCGGGCGTTGATCTTGTCGGTGATCTTTTCCCAAGCCGATGCTTGCGTCGGCGGCGGCACCAGCGGATGGTGCGGCATCACCGGCTGCTCAGCCGTCCGCATATCGAGCAGCTCCTTGCGAACCTGCTCGACCGGCGTGTTGGCGCGCACGTAACCGCCGACGCGCTCCGGCGCTTGCGCCAGCGCGCAAAGGTCGGTGACGCTGGCGACATACTTCCTGTGCTCCTCGACGCCCTGCTGCTTCGCCGCATCGAGCGTGATCACCTTCGCCGACGGTGCGGGCGGCGCTTCTGCTGGCGGCGGCGGTGACACCGGAGGTGCGGGCGGCACCTCCGGTGTCGCAGGCTCCGGTGCAGGAGGAGGCGGATCTCCCTCGCCATCGCCTGTCTCGGCGCGGAAGCGATCGGCTGCCGCCTTTGGCAACAGGCGCAGCGAAAACTTTGCCGCCATCTTTTTCTCTGACGTGACCTCATCGGCGAAGCCCCATTGTTTGGCTTCGGTGGCGTCCATCAGGCGATCCTCTTTCATCAGCGCCTTGACCTTCGCGGTGGTGCTTTTTGCGCGCGCCACGTAAGTCGAGGTCAGTGACTTGTCGATGCGGTCGAGGTCGTCGGCCACCGCGCGCATGTCGTCGGCGTTGCCCCACGACATGCCGGATGCGCCATGGATCAGCATGAAGCTGTTCGACGGCATCACGATCTTGTCGGCGGCCATGGCGATGAACGATGCGGCTGACGCGGCGATGCCATCGACATAGGCCGTCACCGTGGCCTTGTGGTTCTTCAGCGAGTTGTGGATCGCGACGCCATCGAACACGTCCCCACCGGGGCTGTTGATGCGCAGCGTGATGTTGCTCACGTCGCCCAGCGCGTTGAGGTCATCCAAGAACTGCTTGGCGCTGACGGTGTCCTCGCCCCACCACGACTTGCCAATCTCGTCATAGATGACGATCTCGGCGGTGCTGTCCTCGGCCTTCATCGTGTACCAGTTGCGCATGGCACTGCTCCCTGTTCATGCCGCGTCGTCTGCGGCTGCCTCGTCGGCTTGATCCTGTGCGGCTTGATCTGCGGCGTCCTGCGCGGCTTGCTGCGCTTCGTCCTGCGCGGCCTGATCGCTCGGCGCGAGCGGCTGATTTGCCGCCGCGTAGACCACCGGGAAAATCAGATCGAGCTGTTCCTCGCGCGCCTTGTCTGCAGCAATGCGCCGGTCGTTCTCCTCCGGGTCGTTGCCTTCGGCTTCGACCACGTCGCTGCGGCTCTTGAAGCCCGCATCGACTGCGAGTTTTTCGGCCTGCCGGTCCTTCAGCGGATCGACCCAGTCGTTGCGCTGCGGTATCCACTTCGCGCGCTGAAAGGTCGATTGCTGCGCAAGGTACGCGCTCGCATCAATCTGGATCGCCTGCGAGAGAACCGCCGTGTCGAGCCAGCGCTTCCAGATCGGCATGCACATCTGAAAGACGATGATGTTGTGCTGGAATTGCTCCAGCTTGCGGCGGTACTCCACGATCGAGCCGCGCAGCGATGAGTAATTCGCCCGGCGCAAATCTGACGTGCAGACCGAATAGGGAATGCCCAGCCCGCCGAACAGCGCGAGCTGCTGGCGATACTGATAGCTCTCGTATGCGCCGCCGACATCGGCAGGCTCGGAAAACTTGATGTCCTCGCCCGGCAGCAATGTCTGCATGGTGCCAGGTTCAAGCCCCGACAGCCCGATGTTCTCTTGCTGCGCGCTGTTATCGACGCCGTCGATCGGGATCACATCCTCCGGCGTCGCCGTGGTGATGAAGCCCGCGAACATCGCGGCGATGCGTTTGCGCTCCAGCTCGGCGTCGTCGTACTGGTCGAGCAGAAACATGCGGACCAATGCGGGCGTGATCAGCGGGACGCCGCGCATCTGGCCGGGCCGCGTGCATTTGAAGATGTGCAGCACCTCGGACGCCGGGATGCGAACCGGGTACAGCGTGCCGGTGATCTCGATCGGCATGTCGCCGGGATGGATGGGGTAGAACCAATAGGCCGCGCGCTTGCCCAAGAGGTCCAGCTCGATGCCGTTCATGATCCAGTTGCCGTTCGGGGCCTGCTGGTTCATCCAGTACGGGCACATCTCGCTTTCGAGCAGTTGCACCTGTAGAGGCACCGGAAAGCCGTCATCGATCTTGCGCGGCCTGAAGCGAACGAAGCACTCGCCAGCTTCGAACAGCGCCTTCGCGACGATCGTCTGCATGCCGTAAAAATCCGCCAGTCCATCGGCGTCGGCCTGATCGGTCCAATCCAGCCAGAGCTGCATGATGCTTTCGCGCAGGTCGGGATCGTCGGTGATCAGCGACGATGGCTTGATGCCGGTGCCGATCAGGTTGGCGACAAAGCTCTCGGCTGCGGCGTTGGCGTGCGGGTTGTTGCGCATCGCATCCCGCGCGCGCGAGCGCAGCAGCGCGCCGGTCGCTGACATGATGACGTTGGTGGTGTACTGCGTCGGCATCCAGCTCTTGAGCCGCCGCCGCTGGCCCGCGCCGTCGAAATAATAATTGCTGGCGCGCTTGTCCGACCGCGAGATGAACTTGCCGAGAATGCCTTCCGACAGGATGTCGCGCACGATACCCATCTCAAAGCCCTTTGTCGGCTTGAGTGGTCATCCTGATCTGGCGGATGCGACCGCCAGCGCCCAGCGCTTCGGCGAGGTCTTCTTCGAGGGCGGCGAGGATTTGCCGCAGATCGGTGAGCGAGCGGAATTCGGTGCGCTTGTCACCATAGCCAGCGCTGCTGACGCCGGAGATGATCTGCGCCTTCAGCGTGTCGATCTGCGACTGTATCTGGTCAGGCGTCAGCTTGAAGCGGGGCATCGCCGGAAGCCGTCAGGCTCCGAGATAGGTACTCCGAATGACGCGCCTTACTCTTCGGCCACGCGGTGGCGGTGGCGGTGGTGGCGCTGTCGTCTCGACTACCTCGGATTGGGTTGGCGGCTGCCTGCCAACGCCAGCCCTAGTCCGATTGTTACCGCTTGGCAATGCTATCCGTTGAACGTTCAGCAAATAGCCAGCCGCCGCCTGCATCGCCTCGCAGTCGAAGAAGTGGTTGTCGCGCGACCGCTGCACCCACTCGACGCGGCCTGTCGGCTGCTTGAGCCGCGCTTCAGAGACGAGCTGGTGGCAGTAATCGTCATCGACGCCATTGAAGACATGCCAGCCGCCGATGTGGTCCTCTGGCCACCTAAGCCGTTCATGCACCCAGCTTTTCCAGTGATCGGTGTCCAAACGCACAAGGTCCAGACCGTACTTTGCGGCGCGTCCATCCTTGCGGCTGACCTCGATCTTGCTGAAGAGCAATGGCGTGCGCATCGGCGACGCCGATCCCTTGGTTGGCCGCACCCTGCGCATGAAGCGGCGACAGAATTCATAGACGCGATTGAGTGGCAGGGTGTCGGTCTTGCCGGGCCGGAAGCCGCTGTCGATGAACGCAAGCCGGATCGGCACGCCGTCGATCGGCGATGAGACCAGATCGCCCAGCGCATTCCAGATGTCCTCCTCTGCGGTGTCGCCGCGCAGGTAACCGTAGTTGATCAGCCACGATGTCGCGCGTGCGCCCCAGCCACGAATGACCCACGGGATCGATTGCTTTTGCACGTCGCATGCAAGCGTCAGGTACATCACATCCTCTGGCACCTCGCCGCGCTTGTAGGTGGCTTGCCGGGATTTCTCCTTTATCTCCATCCACTCCGGCACCTCGCCGCCGCCGGGCGAATACAGTTCGCCGAAGCCAGCGTTGATGGCCTGCTGCACCATCGCGTCGTCGCCGGACTGCTGCGCCTCGACCAGCACGGCAACGCGCTCGCCGAACGTGACGAACGGTGAAGCCAGACCGGAGCACCAGAACGTGATTGATTTGCTCTCCGGCGGCGCGCCGTGGACGATGCCGCCCTTATCGACGTTCTGGCCCGGCGCGACATACCTGCCGCGTGCGTTCATGTCGGCCTTGTGGTTCTCCTCGATCACCCCGTTGCAGTTGGGGCATTCAAGGAAGGTCTCGCGCGCCGCTTCCAGTGGCTTGGCCTTCAGCGGGAAGCGCAACAGGTTGAAACGCGGCACAAAATATTCGTCGCAGTGCGGGCATGGCCAGCACCAGTGATGCCGCGTGCCCTGCTGCCAGAGTTGCCAGATCGGGCTTTCGATGTCCTCGGACACGGCGATGTCCCAGAAGAAAAGGCCAGTGGTCTCGTCCTTGGTCGCTGCTACCCTGCCGCGCTTCGGCGTCGATGTCACCACGCAAACGAAGTCGGCATAGGTGTCGCCGCGCCGCTCGACCAGACCAAGCGGACCGCCCTGATTATTCACGTTGTCGCGCATCTCGTCGTATTCATCGACCAATGCCAGCGCCGCCGGATCGGACTTGAGCGCGGTTGATGATCCCGAATGCGCGAGGCGGAACGGCACGCCTGCCACCACCTTGCGGGTTTTCGTCATGCGCTTGCCGCGCGCGACCTTGGCCATCAGCGTCGGCGCTTCATCGAGCAGCGCCATGACGCGCGGTTCGAACTGCTCGGTGAGGAATTGCTTGTTGGGTCCAACGTACAGGATTGGACCGGGGCGCTGATCGAGCCGCTGGCCCGCGACATCGAGCATCAGCTCGGACTTGCCCGACTGCGCGCCGAACACCATGACGACGCGCTTGTACACCCCGCTGGCGATGACGCGCTCCGGTTCGACCACATAGGGTGTCAGCAGTGGATCACGCGGTCCCGGCACCGCCGCCGTTGCCGGATAGGTCCGGTTTGCCGCCGCCCACAGGTCCGGCTCCATCGGCTCTGAAGGCATCATCAACGCCGCGAACCGTCTCCAGCCGTATGGCCTGTGCCATTGCGTGCTCTGCGATGCGACGAAGTCTAGCATTGACCTCTCGTTCGATGATCCGCCGCATGGTCAGGTCGCGCGTGCATGCCGCCGCCAGACCAGCGAACTCGCTTCTTACCACGCCTGCGATGTTGTCAATCATCTCTTCGTAGATGTCGAGCGGCACAAGGCGGCTCAGCCGCTGTTGCGTGCGCACCTCGATCTCGCGCGCCTTGGCATCGCGCATGCGCGTGTCGGCAGCCGACTTCGATGTCTTGCGATCCTCATCGCGCAGCCAGCGCACGTATGACTGACAGGCGTCGAACCAACTGTACTGACCCTTCCGCCCGGTGGTCTTGAGCCAACCCTCCGCGACAAACTGCGAGATGCGTCCGCGCGTGAGGCCCCAGCATCGCGCCAGCGTGTCGCTGTCGGTCAGCGTGGCGCTGTCGCGCGCGTGTTTGGCAAAGCCCCTGATGAGATCGGCCAGTCGCCAGTTGTCCTTGCCGATCGGCTGAATGAAGCCGTCGCGCTGCAATTTTTTCAGCTCGTCGGGATGCTCCATCAATAGGAGCGACATCGCCAGCGCGGTCGATACGGTCCCAGCCTCGTTTTCAGCCATCGCAGCCTCCAATTGAAAGTTTCTTGTCTAATTGATCCCAAATTGAAAGAATTTTCCCCTCAGAATGATAAGTTCGGCTTTACTGGAGGGGCGGATTGCCTAGTGTATTCAAACGGTTCGGCGGTTCGCCGGAACGCGGGGACGGGTTCCCTTAACCCGGTTTTTTCGGAGCGAGCGAAATGCATCCCTCTATCTCTTCCTTCACCTTCGGCGCGGAATTCGAAGTCCTCCTTCCGCGCGGTCTAGACCGCCACAGCGGCGCGGCAGCGGTCGCGCGCGCGTCCGGTCTTACCGTCAACTCCGGCACGATCGGCGGCAGCACCGCAAATTGGAAGGTCGTTTCGGACTTGAGCGTTTCCGGTAACGGCCACGGTCTCGAATTCGTTTCCCCAATCCTTAAGGGCGAAGACGGTCTCAATCAGGTTCGCAAAATCACCGCCGCGCTTACCGCGATCGGCGCGACCATCAATCAGACTTGCGGCCTTCATGTTCATGTCGGCGTCCGAAACGAGCCGATCGATTTTTTCAAAAATCTGATCAAGCTCTATAGCAAATTTGAGGATGCGATCGATACCATCATGCCGCAGTCGCGCCGCGCCAACGCCGCGCGTTATTGCAGATCGGTCAAGCTAATCAACCCGGCAGCAATCGACGCCGCGCGCTCAAAGGAAGAATTAGCGCAAGCGCTTTACCGCGCCAGCGGCGCGGACGGCGCGAAATATCACAAGGTCAACTTGGTCCCGCACGGCAAGCCGACAGTCGAATTCCGGCACCATGCCGGAACGGTTGACGGCGAAAAGGCGGTCAATTGGATCGTCACTTGCTTGCGCCTCGTCGCGGCGGCGAAAGCCGGTAAGAGCGGCGCGGGCGAAACCATCGCGCGGGATTTTTCGCGGCTCGATGCGAAGGCGCGCGCGGTCGCCGATGCAATCAGCAAGCCGGAAGGCGCAACGGCGGATGAAATCCGCAGCGCGCACGGTTTCCGCGCGCTCTCGATCAAGCGGCAAGCGGCCATCGCGGGCTTGCAGGTTCGCGTCGTTCGCGAGCGCGGCAAAGAGCGCTTCTTTATCGTCGCGCAAACCGAACCGGGCCGCGACGTTCCCGCAACGCTCGCCGGTCTATTCGAAGTTATCGACGCATCGCCGGAGGAAGCCGAATTCCTCCGCGCGCGCGCGCAGACACTCGCCAACCTTTAACCCAACCCGGCGCGCGCCAATCCCGGTGCGCGCCACCACCAAAATTGGAGCAAGCAAAATGTTGTATTTCGCCTATGGATCGAATTTGCATCTGGGCCAGATGGCCCGCCGATGCCCTGATGCCGAACCGCTCGGGCCGTTGATCATGCCGAACACCCGGCTGGTGTTCCGGGGAGTTGCTGATGTCATCCGCGAAGATGGTGTCGAGTGCCCCGGCGGCATCTGGCGTATCACCAAGCGGTGCGAGGCGGCGCTCGATCGATACGAGGGCTTCGACCCGGATCATCCTGATCGCGGCATGTACACGAAAGAGTACGTGCAGCTCGACGGGCTGCCCGATGGTGAGACCGAAATCATGCTCTACACGATGAACTCGCGCGGCATCTATCCGCCGTCTGAGGGCTACTTCGGCACCATCGTGCAGGGCTACAAAGACTTTGGGCTGGATCGCGCCGCGCTCAAGATTGCGCTCGATCACTCTTACGAGGCTAAGCACCCGTCGCACATTGAGCGCCAGCGAACGCGGCGGATGGGACGGCCAGCGCTCGCACCGCGCCCGGTTCGCAAGGCCAAGCCAGAGCAACAGCCGGAGCGGCGGACAGACAAGGCCGCACAGAAGGCCGCGAAAAAGGCCGCCAAGAAAGAGCGCAAGGCCGGACAGATGATGGACGGCGGCAAGCACCGCCGCGCGGTGGATCAGCTTCATGATCCATGGGCGAACGTGCCTGCGGATGTGCATCGCAAAAAGATAACCAACCTGTCGGACTGGTTGCGCGACCGCAAGTCCTCGGGCGTGCGGCACTAGACGGCCAAATGCTACCCCGGCGGGTCATTCTCGCCGGGGAATTTTTTTGTCTCGATTGGCAATCAATGGAATTTCCTTGTCTCTAGAATGATAAGTTCAGCTTTACTGCATGCAGGCGTTGGCTACTGTTTTCCCAACGGTTCGCCGCAGCGGCGGGCCGGTTTCGGGAGCGGCACCAACGCCGCGCAATTTTGGAGCAAGCCAAATGAACGCCTATTTCAAATTGAATGACCAGTGGTGCATCCGCTCCGCTGCTGCAGATGTCGCCGGTCAGTCGGTCATTGTGACCAAGCGCAACGGCCAGTCCAAGCCGGTGCAGCTCGGCGACAAGGTTGGCGAGGGCTTCGGCCAGACCTATTACGCCATTGCGGAGCGCGCGCCGCAGCCCGCGCAAAATGTTGGCGACCTTTCCCGTATCATCGCGATGTTCGACCGCGCGCGGCAGCACCTGCGCTACCCGGCGGTCGTGCTCGACGGTTTCCGCGTCAACGTCGCGGGCGGTCGCGCGCGCGAACCGGGAAGCCTCACGGTAACCAGCGCCGAACGCGGCGCGGACAACCGCCGCCGCTGGTTAGGCCGCGTCACGCTCGCCGGTCAGTTCGAACCGGCGCGCGATACTGACCCGGCGATCGGGGACAAGTTGCGCGCGTTCGCCGCCGACCCGGCGGGTGTCGCCGCCGAATATGGTCGCCTGCACGGTGCCTGCTGCTTCTGCCGCAAGCCGTTGCGTGACGAGCGGTCCACTTCGGTGGGCTACGGCCCGAATTGCGCAGAGAATTACGGCCTCCCTTGGGGCGCGATCTGCGAAGCCATCGCCGCCTGACCCGTCAACCACGACCTTTAGGAGCGAGCAAATGCGTTACACCATGAGACGAGACAACAGCGCCCCACTTCGATGGGTGATCCGCCAGAGCCGCCGAATTGTCGGCAGCGTCCGGCGCGCTGAGAACGGCACCGACTTTGTTGGCCGCATCGGCCAGCACACTGCGATCGGGCCGGACCCGACGACTGCCTTCCGCGAAGTTGCTGCGCGCGGTCTCGGCTTCGCCAACCTCGCCGCGCTACGGGCGAGCAACGCGCGGGCGCGGTCGCAGAACCGCATCAACAGGGCGCGCGTCCGCAGCGAGCTATTGCGGGGCGATCGTCCGGCCACGGTCACGGGCCATGGTCCGGTGCCCGGCGAACCGTATGCGGAATGACCCTTCGACACTGCGGCCTGCGGGCCGCAGCACGAAGCGCCAATTCCGGCCTTCACTTTTGGAGCAAGCAAATGAAAAAATCTCTACTGACTGCGGCAGCGCTCGCGCTGCTGATGACTACCGCGCAAGCGGGAAGGGACATCACGCTGAAGGCCAAGGGCAACTGGAGCGCCTATTACACCATCAGCGACAAGGGCAATCCGCTGTGCGGCATGCAGACCTATTGGCAGAACAATCGGCGCGCGCTGGTTGCCGGTGCGCACATCAAATATCAGAGTGGCGGGCTGGTCACGATCCAGATGTTCAAGGTTGGCTGGCGCATGCCGGTTGGTACTGAGGTCAAGGTCAATCTTGCCTTTGATAACAGCGAGCAGTTCCCCGGCGTTGCTACGTCGTTCATCTATAAGGGTGATGCGCTGCTCTCGCTCAACGTGAAGGAAGGGACCGAAGCCGACTTCTTGAGCCTGATCGAGGATGCGCGCGAGTTCAAGATCAGCTTCCCCGATGGTGACGAGCCAACATGGGTGGCGAACATGACCGGCAGCCGCGAGGTCAGCGGCGCGTTCAAGCGCTGTGCGTACACGCTCGACGCCAACGCGCCGACGCAGCCGACCGGCAAGGCCGCGCCGACGCAGCCGACCGGCAAACCCACACAGCCCGCCGCTAAGCGGGACGATGGAAGTGTGTGATGGAGACCGCGAGAGATGTCCACGGCACTAGGAGAAAGCAAATGAAACCGACCCTCACCGCCGCCGACCTGCGGCAATTCACCGGCACCGGGCAGTGGTTTCGCCACGGCCTGATGCGCAAGATCGTCTACACCGAAGGCGTGCAATATGTCGCCGACAACGCAGGCGCATATTGGCTGATCGACAAGGTCGCCACCTTGCAGCTTGAGCCGAAGGTTCGCGCGGAGGATTGGCAGTCGTGGAAACTTACGGTCGATGATAAGCAGGCCGCGATGCTGACCTGCGATGACGGCAACGGCAACATCGTCTATTCCGAAAGGATCGACTGGACCGACTTCCCGCTGGACCAGATCGAGCTGTGGGTGGAGGGCAATGTGATCCTTTTGCCCAGTGAACACTGAAAATGGAGCAAGCAAATGAACGATAGCGAAATCAAAACGGGGCCGGGCGGCACCACCTTTGCCGGGCCGGACGCCGTGGCGCTGTATCGGGCGACAGCCCTTGCCAGCGGTCTGCGGCTCTATGCCAAGACCGGCATGCAGCCCAACCGGGCATGGACGCCGACCGCGATGCTCAAGGCCGCGACCGGCATCACCGGCAAGAAGTACAAGCGCGGCGAACATGCCAAAGCCGCCGACGACATCAAGTTGTGGGCCGACACGATGTCCGCCGCACTGCCGAAGAGCTGATGCATAAACCTCTGATCGACACCATCGAGCTATGCGAAAGATAAGCTAGACTATTCATCGATCGCGTGGCCTACTCTTTCTCGACCGGGCAGGCGCTACCCCGGAGCAAGTAGCGCCAATTTTGGAGCAAGCAAAATGAAGTTCATCGCATTGAATATGGTTGAAGCCGGTCAAGCCGCTTACAACGAAGACACGGGCCGCGAAGAAGTTACCGAAACGGCGAAGCCGTGCATGGTCAACACCGCGAACATCCGCGCGTTCTACGGTCGCCGCGACGGCAAGCCGGGCACCCGGATCACGTTCACGGACGGCGGCGGGTTCGCGGTCACGGAAGCGCCGGACGTTCTCGCCCAGATGGTCGCCAGCGGCGATACGGCGGCGCGGCTCGCGCTCGCACCGCCCGCGACCGAAGCCGCCAACTAATCCCCATCAAACAGGCGGGCCAATGCGCCCGCCTTTTTTCTATCGGAGCAATTGAAATGATACCGGCGACCAAGAACAACATGCCTTCGATGGCATGCGTTTCGGCGATGCAGAAATGCATCCGCCGGGGCATGGAGAAAGAGGCGATGGAGTTCGCCTGCGAGCTGCTGCACACGTCGAAGCCGCTGCACTCGATGGTGTGCAATCGGCTGGAGGTTATCTGCCACGAAGATTTGGACACGCTCGCCGCCCCGTGGGTGGTGCCGTTCGTCGCCACGGCAATCGCGCAGAGCAAGGAGCGCTATTCCAAATCGATCGGCGAGGCGCGGCTGATGATCGGCAACGCGATCAGGATGATGTGCCGCGCGCCGAAGTCCAGAGCGGGTTGCCACTTCGGCGCGGCGATCGGGCTTCGCTCGCTGCTGGAGGACTACGCGCCGACCGTGCCTGATTGGGCCTTCGACCAGCACACGATGAAGGGCAAGAAGATGGGGCGCGGTCTCAAGCACTTCCGCGAGGAAGGCGCGAAGCTGGTGCCGGAGCCGACCGCGCCGGACCCGTTCATCGAGGAAGCCTATCGGTTGTGGGCGATCAAACAGGGAGAGGCGCGATGATCAAGGTCATTTACTCAAGCGTCGATGGCACCCGCACGGTGCGGTCGTTTAGTACGCTTGCCGGAGCGCGCCGGTTCGCGCGTCTCGGCGTCGGCAGGCACCCGGAAATCGGCAGCACCTATGCCGTCTCGGCTGACGGCATCGGTAAGATCGAGGTCCATGGCGATGCCAAGCTGGCCGACCTGTTCGGCGAGGAGGTTGAGTAATGCCACGTCGAACAGAATGCACATGCGGATCAGGGCTGTACCCGGAAGCCCGCCACGACGCGCGCGGGATTTTCCTTTGCTATACCTGCAGCCGCTGCGATCTCGAAAAGATGCGCGGCTATCGGTCAGACGTGCTGACTGATAGCAACTACTGGCACGACGAGCCGATCGATGAGGATTGACCACAAGCACACGAACAGCAGGGACGGCGCGGGCTTGCGCCGTCTCCGCACGTCAAGGGACTACGAGCAGACCCGCATCGAGACCCTGCGGCTGCGCGAGAAGGCGCTGGCCGAAGCGCGGGCGCGAATTGAGAAAGCGAAACGGAGCAAGCAATGAAGATGCGGAAACACTACGAGTTGTTGCAGCGGATGGTGCCAGAGAACAAGCTGATCCAGTTCATGCTCGCGCATGGGCGGGACTACACCATCGGTCCCGACACCTATGCCGGAGAACGCGGCGAGCCGAAGCAATGCTACATGAACGCCACCCACCTTGCGCAGCGCGACCCGGCGCTGACCTATGTCGAGGGCGTGGTGTCGGTGTTCGGCATCGCCGTCGAGCATGCGTGGTGCGCCACCGCTGACGGCATCGTCGTTGATCCGACGATGGAGCCAGCCGTGTCTGACGGCACCTTCGACCGCATCGGCGAATATTTCGGCGTGCCCCTGCTGACCGACTACGTGATCAAGGCGTGCCTGCGGAACGGCGTCTATGGGATGCTCGACTACGTCAACGCGCACAAGACCATGCCGAAGCTGGTGGAGCTGGGCCTTGAGGAAGGCCAGCGCTGGCTGCTCGACGGCAAGCGCCGGAAGGCGGCGCGCTGATGGCTGGCGATTGCGGAAGCTGCACCGCGTGCTGCCGGGTCTACACGATCCCGGCGCTGAGCAAGCCCGCCGGGAAATGGTGCCAGCACTGCGCCATCGGCGTGGGCTGCAAGGTCTACGAGGAGCGCCCGGCGATGTGCGTCGAGTTCAAGTGCCTCTGGCTGCTCAGTCAGGAGCGCGACGACCCTCGCGAGCGCCTGCCGCCGGAGCTGCGCCCCGACCGCTGCAAGGTGGTCTTTTCCCCGACCACCAACGACGCGATCATGGCGGCGCTCACGATGCCCGGCTCGCCGGATGCGTGGCGGAAGCCAGCCGTCCGCGCCTTGATCGCCAAGATGACCGCTGCCGACATGGCCGTGGCTGTCGGTCCACCAATGGCGACCCGCACGCTGCGGATCACGAAGCACGGCATGAACGAAGTGCAGATGACGGAGCCGGACGAGAACGGCATGCAGTGGAGCATTGACGAATGAAGGTCGGCGATCAGGTGCGCGTCCGCAAAGGGCGCGATACGCCCGCCGCCCTTGGCGACAAGATCGTTGAGGTCGTGAAGCTCGATGAGCTGTCGGTGTGGGTTGCCAAGAACGGCCAGACTTATGTTCTGGATCGGTCGCAAGTGCAGAGGATCAAGACATGAGGACTATCATCACCATCGCGCTGCTGCTCGCCACGCCAGCGGCGGCGCAACAGCGGACGATCTATGGCGCGGACGGCAGGGTTACCGCGCGCGCCGCGACCGACACGCAAGGGACGACGACGCTATACGACGCAGCGGGCCGGGTTACAGCGCGCATTTCGGGACCGCCGCAGGGTAAGCCGCCTGTCACCGGCAAGCCCTCCAGCGGGCGCTAAAAGGCGGGGACGGCATTTGCGCCCGTCCCCGCAGGCGTCCGGTTCAAGGTCACCGGATCAGTAATTAAAGCGGTCACAGAGCGGCCTCTCCGCGTCCATTATTCGCTTGCGCATCGCGGGCGTCACTACAGCCTCGGTCTCCATCCGCCGCTCCGTAGCGTTCCTACGGGGCGGCATCAGCGGCACCGCCGCGCGGACCTCTCCCGCCTCATCCAGAATTTTGTTCAAGTCCGCGAAAAGCGTTTCGGTCTTGCCGATGCGATCGACCGGCTTATCCGACCACAGGCCCAGCTTCTGAAACATCGTTTGCGTGGCGATGCCGGGGAAGCGCTCCAGATATTTTTCCACGAACTCCGCGAATGAAAAGCTCCAACAGCACGCCATCCAGACCTGTGCTGCCGTGCCCCGGTGCTGGACGTGGACCGGGTAGCCGCTGGCCACCGCGAATGCCCAGCGCGACACCAGCCAGTCCACCGGATGCCGCACGAAGCCGAACGACAGCCTGCCGCTCTCGATGCCAGGATGTCGCGCGCGCAGCTCGGGCAAACCGAAATGTCGCTCGCCCTCGGCATCGCCGCTCTCGTGCCCGACCGGATTGCAGCGGTACAGCGCCTCGCGAACGGACATGCCGCCGGTCTTCTGGACGTGGATGAACAGCGTCTTATCGGTCACGAAAGCCATGTCACACCAGCCCTTCCGCTTTGCGCCCGCAGATCACACGCGCAAGATCGGTGACCGACACCACGGCAGGACCGGACCCGTAACCCGATGCCTGCACAGCCACAATGCGGTGCGCCTCTGCCTCGATTGCCCATCCCTGATCTTCGAACCAGTGCGAAATCCACCACACCAGTTTTTCTTCGTCCATCACTTCCTCCCTCTTGCCAGCGAGTTCTGCCGCCGCACATGCGGAACGCCCGCGACGGTGTCGCCCTTCTTCATGTAGCCGGGCCGCCGGAAGCTGATGGCCGTGCCCCAGCGCTTGGCGACGATCTCGGTGGAGCGCTTGAAGTCCTCCGGCGTCACCAGCCCCGACTGGCCGCCGCTGCCACTGAAGCTGCGCCCGAAGTCGAAATAGTACCGGATGTCGGCCAAGACGATACGGTCCTCCAGCAGCGTGCGCATGGTCCAGTCCAGATCGGCGCGGCTCTTCAGCGTCTCATCGTACAGCCGACCGCGCGCCTTGTTCATCACGCCCCAGCAACCATAGACCTGTTGCGTCGGCACGATGGGCCGCTCGTCGGGCCGGACCACCGTGGTGTTGGCGGTCCGCGACCAGCAGAAGGTGCTCAGCCCCAGATCGGCGCAGCAGGTGACCGCGTTCTCGATGATGGCCATGACCTCGTCGGGATCGGTGATGAAGCGCTTCGATCCGATGTTGCTCCTGACGCCGACCAGATCGTCGTCGCTCTGGATCAGGCATGGAGCCGTCACATTCTGGATGATCCAGTTGCGCGCCGCCGGAGCGCCCGATGATGGCGGGTGCAAAAGCAACTGCCGGTTGGGGACCGCCGCCCGGTACTCGTCGCGCTCGCGCTCATCGACGCAGATGATTGCGTCCGGCATGAGGGACAGCATCGTCTTCGCGTTGTGCGGTCTGCCCCGACTGGGGACCACGATCTGGTACTTCATGCCGCCTCCGCTGATATTCCCGCTTCACCGCCAGCTTCTGCTCGTAGCTGCACGGGCCGCAGTAAACCTTCGTTCCGCTGATCCCGGCTCCGCACTTCGCGCATGGCCGGATGTGTCTCATTTTTTTCGCTCGCCCAGCAGCTCGACCAGCTTGTCGGCGCGGATCGCATGCGCCAGTCCCATCTTGTGGCGGCGCTTGACCACCGGCAGATCGAGCCGATCGCACAACACATTCCATTCGTGCGTGGTTGACGCGAGGACAACGAGATAGTCGTAATGTTCGTGCGGCTGCAGCGCCATGCCGGGCACATCAAGCCGCTCGTCCTCCTTGGTGCCTTCCTTCTCCCCGTACTTCCGGGTGATGTCGGTCACCACCTTGCGCAGCTCGGCATGCTCATCCAGCTCGATGCCGGTCAACAGCAGCTTGAAGGCGTCCACATCCGGGATCGCCAGCGCGCTGAGCGGGTCATAGGTCGCCAGCACCTTCGCTGCCTCGTCTTCGTTGAGGTCCACGATCAGCACCGGCATCTCGCTGTCGTCGGCAAGGTCCGCGCGCAGGTGCCCGTCAATCAATTCGATGCCATCGGCTGTATCGCGGCCTATGCCAGCGCCGACAAAGCCCACCGTCGCCAGCAATTCCGTCAGCGCAGATCGCTGGCCCTCTGGATGCTGCCGCCAGTTGCGCGGGTTGCGCTTCAACTCGCTCGCCTTAACGCGGCGCAGCTCGACAATCCGGTTGCGAAATTCGGTCATGCTGCCCTGTTCCACTGTTGCTCCAGCGGCGTTGCCCATCGGCAATTGCCGGGTTCGTAATTCCCATCGGCGTCTGGGTATCGATCAATCGTATGCTCTGGCGACGGCTTGTGGCCCATGTCGGCGAGAAAGTTCGCGAAGCTGTAGCGCCAGCGGTCGCACACCGTGATGCCGCGCCCACCGTAAATTCTCCACTTCTCATGCTTCGGGTAGTAGCAACGCTTCTTCATCGCCAGCCATGTCGTGTACTCCGGCGAGTATCTGCCGCCGTGAACGACCGACTTGCAATCGCGGCAGCCGGTAGTTTTACCTTTCCGCAAATCGCGGTTGTCAGCGACGATCACCGCGCCGCAATCGCACTGGCAAAACCAGTAGCTTGCCCTTTGCGGCGTCCGCTTTATGGCCGTCAACTTCCCAAATCGCTGGCCTTTTAGGTTGGCAGATCGCGGCATATCGGGCTCATTTTGCTGTGAAATTTAGGGCGAATTGAAAAATGTTGGATACGTTTAAACTTCACGGTCGCGCGGTCCCCGCACCATCCGGCATCGCCCACAGTACCTTTGGCTGAACATGGGAGGGCTGGGAGGGCCATCACCCTACTTGGCTGAGCGTGGAAGCCCTGCGTGAAGCGCTGCGTTGATTGCGGTTGCGATGCGGTTGCGTTGCTTATGCGTGCGATCTGCATGCTGGTCACTTGCGCGTTGACATGGCCTTGTCGATGGCCATGGGGATTGTTCTGACGAGTTCGCGATGCATGGATGTGGCGAAGTCTTCATAGAACGGGACGCGCTTCGGTATCGCTGTCTGATGTTTGAGAACATAAAGCAGGCGCAGCCTTCGCTTCTTCTTGTCGCGCGCATACAGCACATCGCCCTTACGCACTGCTGTTGGCATGTTCCTTGGTCTGAGACTTGCGGGCACGCCCTTCGAAGTCTTTGGCACGCTGCTGGCTGGCACGGCGAGGTTTGCTCCACCATGGGGTGACCGCGTGCCGCCCGTGGCCTGCATCTGCAGATTACCGCGATCGAGCTTGTCGTATATCTCGACAGCCAAAGACTGTTTGCTGGCGCGCGCATCTTTGGTGGTGAGTGACGCCGCGATGAAGCTGCTGTTGCGCTGGTTTACGTGCTGCGGCCACGTTGACCTGATCAACAGGTTGCGGGTGATGTCGGCAGAACGGTTCATAGCGAGCGCCAGCGCATATGGCACCTGATCTGCGGCTGCGCCGATCTGCACGGCTGCCTTCTCCAGTTCAGCGAAGTCGAATTCGAGATTGAACATGGATGGTTTCCAATTCCGCTGAATAGAACATTTCCAATTGTTCCGAGGCGCGGTTCCTTACAGCATCCTTACAAGCTGTTCCGCTGTCCGAAACACCAAGTGCGTTTCCGTTTCACAGAGTGAGACCGAACAAGATGTTACCCAGTAACAGTGATCCACCTGCCGCCTTCGTCGCGCGCTGTTACTAAAATTTCATCTCCGACAGTGACGTTGATCTGCCGAATGCGACCGCCTGACGCATCCTCGAAATAGACCTGCACTTCCTGCATGTTGACGGTACTCCCTGCTGGAAAGACCACGTCTGCCTGATGGTTTTCGGTGTGGTATGCCAGAGATAACGCATCCTTTAGGGTCGCCATCGGGTAAGGTCTCCTTGCCATTTTGGGCGAACAGTCTAAAACTTTTGACCCCTAAACCAGCGCATATGAGGATTAGAATACTATGGCCGCCAAACGCGACACCTTGGACAAGGTGATGAAGTATATTCGGAGCGTGCGTGGGCTGCCGGTTCGGGTCGCCAAAGAATGCGACATCGAGCGCGCGGCGGTCTATCAGTGGACGCGGGTGCCCATTGAGCGGGTCCACAAGGTGGCCAAGATCATTGGCATGAAGCCGGAGCAAATCCGGCCTGACATCTTCAAGCGGCGCTAAGGGCGCAGAGGGGCAGCCACGCGAACGAAGGCTGCCCCTCCGGTCCAAGCACTGAAGCGCGGGAGCAAGCCGCACGTCGCAGCGCTGGATCGCTAAACTATAGTCGCTTCTCATTCCGTTTTCCATCAGATGTCATTCGTCATCGCTCGCATTTGCGGATGTTTATGCGAAGCAGATCACCGCTCTCGATCGCGGGCTTGTCCTTGCCGATCCACAGCGCCAGCCCAAGGCGCTTGATCACCAGCCACCAGCCCAGCGACACCTCGGTATATGCCATCTGGCTCTCGACCATTGCGCTGCCGACCTTGTCGCCTTCGTACACCCGGCGAAACCGTTCCTCGACGCTTGTTGCGACCTCTTCGAACTCGAATTCCCTCAGTGCCATATCGCGACTGTCAGGCAGCTCAGTCCCAGCTTGAACATCTCCCATCGCGACATCCTCCATTGCGTTGCCATTTCCGGGTTCAGGTCGTGAATGTGCAAAACGCCGCGCGTGTAGGTCAGCAACGGTCCTGATGGGTCAAAGAACAGCGTTTTCGACATGGTCTGGCCTCATTCCGTTACTTTGCCCGTTACATCCCGTTACAGCCGTTCGCTAAGCCCCTTGAAATGTTCACTTTTATTCCGTTACATCATTTATTTTCAGCCGCCCAAGCCGTTCACGGCCTTGCCTGTCGCCCACCAGAACGGCTTCTGGATGCCGATGATGCCTGCATCACGCAGCTTGTCTCCGGCCCGTTTGAATGCCGCGCGAAAGCGACCATCAGCCGCTTCTTCGTCGGTGTCGTCATCGACCACCTTGGCCCGCATCGCTGCGCGGACCATGGCCACGTCAACGACCCTTGTGATCGATGAATGCACCGGAAACGGCGGCTTGATGCCGTACTCGTTGATCGCGTCGAACAGCGCATGCATCAGCAAGCGCTCGTTGCTTGAGGCGTTGTAGCCGCCCTTCAGGCTGGACTGGCCGGTCTCGAATGGGATCACCGCACACGAAGTCTCTTCGTTGCCCCACTTGTTTCTGCCGACGCTGATGACCGGCAGAGTGAATTCCCACCTCAAGCCGTCCTTGCCCTCGCGCTGCTTGCGCACGGTCGCACGGTGAATGTTGCCGCCGGTCGGCGTCCGCTTGTCGGCCACGATTTCGAATTCGACCGTGGTCTCGAAGTCGGCGGTCAGACTGCCGTGGCCGCGTGGCGTCGATCCGCCTTTAGGTTTGTGGTGGACGAGGACTACCGCGCAACTGAACTTCTCCTGCAACGCGACCAGTCGCTTGCGGACCATCGAGACATCTTGGCTGGCGTTCTCGTTCATGCCGGGCGCGAGCGCGCTCAATGTGTCGATCACGATCAGGACCAGCCTGTGCGGATAGGTCTTGGCGACGGCGATGATTTCCTCGATCAGCGCATTCAGATCGTCATCGCTGCTGAAGAAGTCTGGCCGCTTGGTGCAGAGATAGAACGGAAACGTCGCATTGTGCGGCAGCTCATGCTGGATCGAATAGGCCAGCTTGCGCTTACCAAACCCTTTGCCAGCCTCGGCAGCGACATAGACCACCAGCCCCGGCTCGACATTCTTGCCGTTCCACTTCAGGCCGCGCGCGACCGCCATCGAAATGTCGAACGTGCCGAAGCTCTTGCCGCTGCCGCTATCGCCGAAAATCAGGGTGATTTCACCCATTGGGAAGACATCCTCGACCAGCCAGTCGTACCCGGTGGCGTGCCCAAGCGTTGCGATCTCTTCCCAGCGCAGGCCGCCGAACCGCGACCGGAACGGCTTTGGCGACCACTCTCTCGTCTGCTCGACCAGCGCCTGCAAGTCATCGACCGTGCCGCCGCCCGTGATCCAGTCGGACACGTCGCCCTTGGCTGGCATGCCTTCCCAGTGCCGCGCCAGATCGAGCACACGCACATGCGCGGCGGTGCCGTGCAGATACCGCGCGACATCCTGCGCATGATCCTGCCCCGGCAGCACCGGCCTGCCATCGGGATGCCAGCGCAATTCGCCGTCAGGGGTTTTGGCTTGCGGGTCATTGTCCTGAAGGACCACCACATCAGCACCGCGAAAAAATTCGCTCAGCTCAGCTCGCCACTTGCCGACGCCACCGGGATTGCAGGTCGCGATCAGGCCGATCGAGGCGAG